TAGGTCGCCTGCGGCATGTGGTCTCTCTAAATCGTTTATTGGCCCCAACGGTAGGTATGAGGCAATCAACTTTCCAAAGTAGAAACCATTTCCATTTATCATGAATTTAACGTGCATCTTTCCTCTTAGATTGGTGTAGTTGTTTATCCGATTTACCACCCGCGGGTTGGTTAGAAACCTATCCCACGGATTGAAATCTTCATTCACATCTGTATCAATCGCAACAGAATATTCCTTAATCAACACGGGTCGACATAGGAAATCTCCGAGACCATCATCAGCATTACTGGTCTTGTGGCGCGTGGTATCTATTACGGATTCCATGACGTTTTGTTGTTGTAGTGGTGTGTCCTTGAACGTAACCACATGGGCGTCAACTCGCCCTCCTTCGTCCATGTTACTGGACTGTGTGACCACACCAGATTGTGGGTCTAATTCGCGTATTTCTTCTGCGGACGCTTTCTCCGCTTCTCTAGTAATATAATCAGTAGTGCGTATTTGTTCACCACGAGCGTTGCACTGATGCATCGTGATGTCTAGAGGATTTTGCTGGCCTAGGGCTCCCCTAAATAGGGGTACCTCGTCCGGCGAGGTGGCCATCGGGGAACAAGCGTCACGCATCTCAACATCCTGCTTTGTTGAGCGCATGCCGTAATCAATGCTCCCTTCACTATTTTCAACTTTACATACGAATAGCTCCGGATGTTCCTCTCTTTTCTGGTCAGAGTAGACCCTCCTCCACCGCTTCAACATTGCATCGTACGTATAATCAACAAAAATGCACATTTGATGCAACGAATAGCGGCGGCGAATTTCACGGAGTTTCAAAATCTCTTCATCATAGACCCCACGTCCATGGAAGAAGAACTCCAATGCTGCGTTATCAAGATTGGTTGCCATAGATTGCTCTGGGGTGAGCGTACTCTTGGTCAACCACTGCAGCGGCTTGATAATGGACCTTTTCTCAAGTGGCGCCATGTACATTTGCAAATCCTCATCCCATCGAGGAGTTCGCTTGAGAAATGACAGCTCGTCCAAAGTTATGTATTGCACTGATTCAGCA